AGCGCCGCTAACCACCGGCTGGCCGGCGGGCAGGGAATAAGTTCCTAATCCATTGCGTGGCATGGCGATGATTCCTGTGCTACAAAAACAAAAAAGCCCGCAGGATGCGGGCGGGAGACGTTATGAAAAGCTGGCAGTGGGCTTTGCTGTTGAAGCCGTTCCTGATGTTTGCGTACATGTACGCCGTGGCCTGTCTCGGCCGCCTAATCCTTCACTTTGTGCCCGAAGGCAAGGTCAAACGACTACTGTCCCGCCGCTTCCGCACCTGACGCGATAGACCCCGTGGTAAGCGCTCGCTGGTAAAGGTTTTGGATCAGCGCCTGCCGCTGGCTTGGTGTTACGCCTTGCAGCACTTGCGCGGCGTCTTGGGGGTTCAACAAGGCTTGCGCAAGACGTCTTTGCACTGCTGCCTCAGCCGGTTGTGCCACCAGCGACAAGGGGCGCGCCAGAGTTTGCGCAAAAGCGCTAGACACAAATCCGTCGCCCAGCCCAAGCGGCCCGGAGATGGACTGCAGAATGTTTCGGCCTGCCAAATTCTGCGCAGTGTCGCTGCCTCTCGCCGCTGACAGGTCGCCCGTGGCCGCGCGCCGCGCCAAGTAATCACGCACGGCGTTTATGGTGTCCATTTGGGCCGGCTCCATAATGTTGTCCATGGTCGCCGCAGGAAAGCCGGTAGCGTCGGCCGCCGTGGCGTCGGCATTGCGTAATGCTCTGGCGAACGCTTCTCCTCGAGCTCGGGCCAGCGTCACGTCTCCGGCGTCGGCCAATGCTGGGGTCAGCGTTTCATACATGTTTTGGCCAATATCCATTTGCCCAATAGGTCGGCTGCCGGCTGCATAGGCTTGCCGCCCTTGCGCGTATTCCGGGATCCTCGTCTCGATCCAGTTCAGCAAGTCGTCGCGCGCGCTACGCACCGCGTTAGCATTTGCCCCCACAATGCCGCGCTGCGGGCCAGACGACAGCGACGCATCAAGCGCCATTTTGACTTGGTGAAGCGTGTCCCCGCTGATGTTTCCAAACTGCTCAGGGATGTCTCTAAAACCATTCAGGCCGTCAAGCACGCGCCTCGCGGGCGTGTAGAAATTGGTCGCGATAGGCATGCCTGAGTTGGCTGCGTTTTGTTGCGCTTGCTGGAAAGCTGCCCGAACTTCTGGGCGTTGCATTAGGCGCACCAGCTCAGGGTCTGCAGGAACGTTGGTTGCTCTGGCGGTTTGATATGCCGCGCCAGAGGCGGCGTCGCGAGCGGCAACTGCGGCGTTTCGCTGCGCTTGGTCACCCGCAATTTGTCCAATAGCGTCGCGCGACGCCAACACGTTCTGCACGTCGCGGGCCTTTAGTTGCCCGCCAATTTGCGGATCGGCGGCACCGGCTGCTTTCTCAAGCATGGCCAGCCCCGGATCTTGAGTGGCTTCGGCCAAGGTATACCGAACGCCAGGAACAACCTCGGTGGCTGTTCTGGTAATTGCGTTAGGGTCTGTCGCAAATCGGCGGAGGGTGTCAGCTACAATTCTTTGGCGACCACTTTCGTAGAAGGGGGCCGCCAAACTTCCTACAACGCGCGGCAACATGTTACCCACTACCTGCCCTGCGCCGCCCAACACGCCGCCGGCGATGATATTGCCGGTCGTGCTCTCGTCGCTGGCTGTCGGCTGTAAGCCGCCTTGCAGCGCGCCTAACACCATTGATCCGGCCACGGTGTTGGCGCCCGGCACCAGCAGCAGCGGCGCGGTTTGCCCCAAGATGCCGGTGAGATTGCCAGCAAAGCCTGCGCCCGTTTTTAGCAGCGGCGCGTCAATGCGTTTGGCGTCGTCAATGCGCGATTGGAGTTCTTTGCCGCCGTCGAATATCTGCGCGACGCCGCGCGCTGTGTCGACCATCGACTTACCAAGACCGGCCCGAAACTTGTCGAGCCCGCTCATGCCTTCGGTGGGGTCTCCGGCCGGGAAGAAGTCCTCATAGCGGGCAAGGCCGGCGTTCACTGCTTTGCGCATGATTTCCGTTTTGGAGAGGCCGTCGGGGACGTCTGACAGCACGGTGCCGTTCGGAAGCTCAATGTTCATTAGAGTTCGCTCCACTTACGGATTTTTTGGTCTCCGCCGGCGTTTTCCGTTTTTGGAGACGTCGGTCCCGCCTGCTTTTTCACAGCCTCGACCGCAAGCGCGCGGGCCTTCGCTTTTTGCTGCACAACTTCTGGGCCGTCTCCGGGCTGCGGGAAATAAGTGCGAATTTCGGCGGCCAATTCTTCTTCACCAATCACGGCGCCAGATTCGTTTCTGAGCTTCGCCCTTGCCCAGTTCTCTTTGGCCTGTTCGTATTGTTGTTGCTCAGGAGTTTGGGCAGCTCGCTGCAATGAATCGCCCACTTTTGGCACGGAGCTCGCAATTTTGGTCACATATGTTGGAACACCACCTGGCGTTGCGCTGACAACCGATTCGGCGGCTTCCATCAGAGAAGCAAACCCAGCCGCCTTGGCCTGAGTCTCGTTTGGCGGTTTAGTCCCCGGAGAAAGCTGCGTCACGGTCGGCTGACTGCCCGGCGTGCGCACGTCAGGGAAATTAGGCTGCAAGTCGGGGCGCGCAGCGGGTGACGCAGGCGGCGCGGAGTTTTGCGGAGCAGCTGCGGGGGGCGGCGTCGGCGCGCTGGGAAGCGGCGGGGGGTTTATCAAGCTGAACCCGCCTTCCATAGTGCCCACGACTTTAGGCTCATTTAACACACGAATGGCAAGCTGAAGCTCCATGTTTTCCTCAGGGCTCAACGTCTCGCCTCGCTGTTGCTTCAGCGTCAACCGCATGTAGCTGTTGCTGGCTTGGGCCTGCATGCTCGTACCGGCAAACCCGCCGTTTCCGCCAGCGGCGAGGGCGGCTGTTTTTGCAGTCATGTTCTGCCCGCGTTGCTGGTCTGCACTGCCAATGTCTTGGCCTCTACGTGCTGTTTCCGCGCTCATGTTTTGCCCGCGAACATTGACGCCGGCGCTTAGGTCCGCGTCTGGCGAGACGCCTTTGGGCAGGCTTGTAACTAAAGTCTGAGCGCCGCTTACAGGGTCGACCGCGTACACGTTCACCTCGTTGCCGGCGTCAACTTTCACAATTTCCTTGTTGGGCTCGACGCCCATCAAGCGCTCGAGGACCTTGGGTGGAGGCGGAAGCCCCAAGGCGTTGTACAACATGATTGACGAGAATGACGGCCCAACGCCGCCCGCAGTAGCCCCCGGCGCCGCCACTTTGCGCGAGTCATAGCTGGGCGCAGTCACCGACCCGTCGACAATAGGCGCGGTGGTGGCAGTGCCGGGCTGCATTGGGGCGGTCGCGCTGCCGGACTGGCTGGCGGGGGCGTACGACACGCCGCCCAGTCGCTCGGCCAGCTGCTGCGCCACTGCGGCCTGCTTGCCGTCGATCTTGCGCTGCATGTAGCCGGCCATGAGCGCCTGGCCTAACTGTGAAAAACGACCTGCGCTTGAGTTCGGAATGGCCCAACCGCTGACGACCTGCGTCTGGTTGTTGTTCTCCAACGACTGCTGGCGCAACAGGTCGGCAATGGCCTGTTGTCGCTGAATTTCGCGCTGCTGCTGGGCGACTTCCGGCGCGAGGTAGTCGATGCCGGAGAACCCGGCCGCGCCGCCTGTGAATGGGTTTGCCATGTCAGATCCTCGCGTAGTCGACCATGAGGTAACCGTCGGGCCGCGTCATCACAGCGTCCGGCATGACCTCGAGGACGTCCTGCGCCATGACGCCCACGCGCGGCGACTCGTTTTCGTTGTCCCAGAGGTAGCGGAACAGGTAGAGCGGCAAGCCGGAATCGGTTTTGCCAATTTCCTGCACGTCCTTTTTGAGGCGGCGGTCCGAGAATCTGCCCGCAGCGTAGCCGCCCGCCGCGCCGGCCGCCGCGCTTTTGCCAATGTCGAGCACTGCGCCACCAATAGGGCCGAACCAGCCGCCGTCCGCGTTGTACTGCGCCACCTGCGAGTTGTAGAGGTTCTGCGCATAGTTTCCTGCCGACTGCGTGGCGCCCAGCACATCGGGGCCGGCGGTGTATTGCTGCTGGGGCACGGGCGCAAAGTTGGGCGCAGTAGGCGACGACTGTTGGCGCGCAGCGCCCAGCAGGTTCATGTAGTGATCCTGCATCTTCTGGCCGGCCTCGAGCCCGTACAGGCCGGCTTGGCGGTACAGGTCGTTTTCCTGCTGGCCCTGAGTTCTCATGGCGTTGTTGTACGCCTCGCTGCCTTGCATGATCCCCTGGTTGGCCAGCTGCGCCTGCAGCGCCTGCCGGTCCTGGTTAATTTGCGGCTGATAGCGAGCCAGCAGCGCGTCTTGGCCAACCTTGCCGGCGTCGCCGGTGAGGCTGCCGCCAAACCGCTTGAGGTACGTCCCAAGCTGCCCGGCAATTTGGCTCGAGATTTGGTTCTGGCGGTTTAACAGGCCCTGCTGCGCGCTGCTGTAATTGAGGTTCTGGACCCAGTTGCCGTTCTTGTCCTTGGTGTAGGTGATACTGCCGAACGGCGTATTCTGGGTGATCCGGTTGTTTTGCAGCGCCTCGAGGGAATTGGTGCGGTTACCGGCAGCGGTTTCCTTGGCGGCGGCCAGAAAGTCCGGCGCCGGCGGCGCTTCCGGGCTGTCTTTCGCCCACATGCCAAGGCGACGGCCGCGTCGCGTGATCAGACCTAACAATTCACTGCGCATGGTTTTTCTCCAGCCATCTGCAATCGTGTTTCCACATGACGTACACCAGCAAATCGCCAGTCGGGTGCGCGCCAGTGAGTTTTGTTTCTAACGTAAAGCCGAGGTGCTCATCGAACCGACGGGCTGCGGCGTTGCCTTCCCCCACCAGCCCGGTGATCCGTTGCACCCCAAGCTGCCGGAACGGGTAGTCAAAAATTGCCCACAGAAAGTCGCGGGTCAGCCAATGGCGGCCATTGCTGGCAATGTGGGCGTTGATGTTCACGCCGTTGAACTCGTTATAGGCGACGCCCGCCACCAGCTCGCCATTGCGCGCCCAGCCTATGCCGGTGGCGGCGCCAAAGTTCCCGAACTCGTTAGTGCGCGTCGCGACCCACTGAACAACGTCAGGGCCGACGACCAGCACTAAATGACGCCTCCGGCCTCGACGACGTAGTCGGTCGAGATCCAGCTGAGCGGGCTGACGCTAATGGTGCCGACCATGTGCGCGGCGAAGCAGTAGCCCATAGCGAACGCGGTTTGCCAGTCGCGCTTGATGGCGGGGTCGCCGGTCCAGACGCCGGCGTCCCACGTCGCCGTGTCCCACACGGAAGCCGTGTTTTGCGTGAAGCTCGGGATGCCAGTGGGCGTGCTGGTGTCGAAATCGGCGTTCACGCCCAGCAGCACGTTGGGCCTGCCGTCGGCCAGCAGCAGCGGGCGCAGCATTTTCACCTGCTTCAACTGCGAGGGGTTGCCGGCGTAGTTGAAGGACTGCAAGCCCTCGAAACTGATGGGCTGGCCGTTGTCCTGGTTGCCGGTCCACGCCAGCGCGACGCTGGTGCCGGTCGCAAAATAAATCGCGCCTTGGTGCCGTTCCCAGCACGCGGCGTTCCAGTTTTTGAACTGGCTCCACGCGCCTGAAATGGTGTTCATGACCAGCTGGTAGCTGACCGTGTTACTGGTCGGCACGTTCACCAGCAACATGTTTTCTTCGGGATACAGCAGGATCTGCCAGCCCGAATTCGCGCCATAGAGCGTGGTGTAGTCCGACATGGTTTGCTGAATGTTGTCGGTCAACATCATGCGGTCGGTGACGGCCGAGGAGATAAGCGCTTTGGTCAGCGGCGCCAAGCCTTCTTTGGTGATGCACAGCACGTCGCCGCCGTATTTCTGGAAGCAGTTGCGGCCAACAGGCTCGCTGAGCTGGTAGAGGCCCACCAGCGACCATGTAGCGGGCATTGCCGGGTCGGTGCCCCGGTAAATGGCCACCTGCCCCTCGGAGGTAATCCACGCCGCGTAATCGTCCAGACCATAGCCGCCGTCCACGGTCCATGTTTCCATCGCCATCAGGTAGCCGCCGCGCGTAAACAGCGACTCAAAATTGAGCGTCTGCGCTGCGCCGCCGATGCTGTTCACCGGCAGGTAATACGCGGTGAGGCTGCTGTTGGCGATAAAGAACAGCCGGCTCTTGTGCGCGTTTACATGCGTGAAGGTGCTGGGCAAGACGCCGGTGATGGAGGCGTTAATGTTAGGCGTCACCACTGGGGCGCCGGTTGCCGGACTCGCGCTGGGCACGCTGAGGGCGGTGTAGGTGAACGTGTTGGCGCCGGTTCGCACAATGACAAACGAACCGTTGTAGGCGGTCTCAGTGGCGCCTGTGATGGTGACCGCCATGCCGGTCTGCAGGTTGTGCGCGCCGCTCATGGTGACGGTGCAGGCGGTGCCAACGCTGGTGATCGAGGTGACCGTTACGCTGAACGCGGCGCTGAAGATATTGCCCCAGCTGGTGCCGTTCCAAACGATAGGCAGGTCGGCCCCGTTCACCGCCACCAGAAAATGGCCGCCCGGCGTGCCGAAGACCACTTTGCGGAACGAGCCGTTCGACAGGTGCGTGAGTGACGGCGCCGGTGCCGCGCCCGCAGTGCTGACGTCGTAAATGTTCGCGCCCGTCGCGGCGAACAGGCGCGCCCCACCGCTGGCCGGCGAGTAACTCATAAGCGTGCGCGCGGTGGTGGCGAGGCTGGTGACGTGGTTCGAGTAGCCTGGCCGCACGCGTACCGAGTACGGCAGGCAGAAGAAGTTGTCGAGGATCACCGCCTCGTTTGGTTTCTGCTGCGCCAAGGCGTCGCGGGTGTTCCAGCCGCCGGTGGGCGCGGGCACAGAGACCGTGCGCGAAATCTGCGCGCGTTGGGCCGCTTGGCGCATCAGTTCCAGCTTCCAGCCGGCACGATGACGACCGGCGGCACGTCGTACTTGGCGCCCGTCATGGTCAGCGTGGGCTTGGCCCCGTCGCGGTTCATGACGTCAAGCAGGCGGGCTTCGTACTTGCGGAAGTCTTCCGCGTACTGTAGGCCCTTCGCCGCTTTCCAGCGCCACACCGTGCCAAGAATGACGAGCTGCTCGTCGAGCACGGTGGTGTCGAGGTCAGACGTCCACGTCGAAGACCCCACGCCAAGGTTGGTGGTGATCCAAGCGTTTGAAATGTACTCAAACGCGCACGTCTGTCCGGGCGCTGGTACCGGATAAAAATTGATCGCGCCAGCGATGATGCGGAACCGGTTGAACGGCCCGTTGATCTGCATGGCCTGCGACTGTTGCCAGTCCTGCTGGGAATCGGGGCCATACACCGGCCGGCGCAGCGAGCGGTTCCAGATGGTGTTGTTGACGATCCATTCAAACCCGGTGGTGATGGCCGCCAGCGTCGTCTGCAGTTGGGTCGCCACCGTGGTGAACGTAGCTTCCTGCTGCAGGGCCTGCCACGAATAGCGCGACAGCTGCTCGCGGCCTTCCTCAAGGCTGAGCTCGAGCAGCTGGATCACCTGCGGATCTGTGCTGGTGACGACCGCGTTCGGCGCCAGAATGCCAATGCGCCGGCACACCGACTGAATGAGTTGCAGCAGCGTGAGGCTGCCGCTGGCACTGGTCGCGGGGACTACGATTGTCACTGTTTAGATCACCTTGAATTGCGCAATGACCACCACTGCCACCACGGGCAGCGTCAGGTTCCAAAACCACGAATGAAAGTTCCACACGCGAGGATCTGCCCAACCCCACCAGGGCAGGTTGGCACGGCGTCCTTTGCCGTAGTGTTCAATCCACTTGTACTCGGCCTGCGCGTGTTCGCGGCCAATGAATACGCCAGCGCCCAGCGCAGCGCCGGCCCACCAGTCGCCGGTGGCAAAGCCCACTGCGGTTTGCACGACGAGCGCAATCAGCAGGTGTTCAAGTTCGTGCATCACCGGATTCGCCTTGCCGAAATGACGCCAAATGCGCCAACTGAGCCGGCAGTAAATGTGGCGTAATGCAACAAATAGATCGTCGTTGTGGCGGTCAGTTGGAAACGATTTCGGGGGATTTGGTAACTATTCGTGATGGTGCCGATGGCAGAAACCGGCGTCACTTGCGTGTTGTAGCGAGTCGTTAAAAATGTACCAGCTGACGTAGAAATGCCGCATTGCAAATACCCGGCAGTCGCGCCAGTAAAAGCAAACGCCCCGGTGCCCCACACTTCCCAATCGCCAGCAGTCAAACTGATGCTTGTGATCGAGGCCGTGGTTGCCGTTGTTAACGCAACCGCGCTGCCTGACAGAATGCTCGACTCAATGTACTGACCTATATCGCCTGCGACAGCATTGGCCGTTCCAGTCGTGTCGCCAAGATACCAATGCACATATTGGTTGTAGGTGAGATTTTTGTAAGTTCCAGAAGAACTGATTAGCGAGTTTCCTCCATCAACAATTCTTTGACTGCCCGCCTGTAAACTTTTCAGAAAGGTGCCAGATGACAGGTAAGAAATGTTCTGACCAATGAAGCACGGCCCATCAACGCCGCTTACGTCGTAATCGGTGACTGCTCGGTTGCTGTGATTGTTGTTGATTCTGGCGGTGTAACTAAATCCATCTGGAAACGCGCCGACGGTATAAGTGCCGTTAGGCTGCGCGGCGGTGACGCCTGTGATCGTCGTTCCGCTTCCCCCTTCATTAGCGTTGGTCATCAAAAATCTTACGGGATAATTGATGTTCTCAAACCAACTTGATTGAATGTTGTAGTTGCAGTTTCTGCCTAAGATTCCGTACTGGGTTTGCGCGTTTGTGCCGCTGTATAAATAACAGTTGGTCACGTTTCGGATGCTTTCTGATTGTGACCCGTAGTCAAGAATCATCGCCAAAATTCCGTTGGCAACGTCAGTCGCAAACCCGTTATTGCTAATTTGGGGAGAATCGTTCCAGTAAGTGGACGTAGGAGTCGCAGACCCATACCAAACGCGGGCGGTGTCGTTGGTCATTAACAGCCCCAAGCCCGCGTTGATGAACTGGGAAAAGTAACAGCGGTCGTGAACCGTGTTGATGCAGCATTCTTCGACGACGTTGTACCGGCCACCAACAAATATGCATTGGATAATTGACGTTCGCTGGCAATTCGCCAAATAAATTCCGCAGCCGTTTGTCGGACAGTTGATGGTCAAGCCTTGGATGAGAACGCCGCGCATTCCAGTGATGTCGCCGCCTACTCCATTCGTGAGCGGAAACGCTTGAAACCCATGCGCCATGTCTTTGTCAGCGGCAGTGCTCAAGGTTGAATGCGTAAACGTGATGGTGGCGCGGTCACCAATCAGCTGACCTTGAAAATTGTGACCGGCGGTATCCGTCAATAGAATTGCACTGCTGCACAGGTATGTCCCAGAAGGGAAAAACACTTGCGCCGACTGGTTGGCGTCTATGGCCGCCTGAATCGCTGCCGTGTCATCCGCTACCCCATCCCCAACCGCGCCAAAGTCGGTGACGCTCACCGTCTCCCGCAGTTTTCCCTGAATGGTACGCGTCACAGCCCCCGTGCCGTCCGGCAAATACAGGAGGTCGCCCGCGTTGGCCGGATCCTCAAGCAGCACGTCCGTGATCGTGGTGGTCGTGAAGCCGGTCTTGCTGCAAACAATGTCGTAGCGGCCGTCGGCCGCATAAAATTGCAGGCGGCCGGTGTCAGAGCTGGTGGTGGGGTTCGTCAGCGCAGTCACGCCGTTATCCGAATACAGCGACGCGAGGGTCGTGGTGCCGGTGAGGTACACCGCGCAGCTGGCGCTGGCCAGCGGCGCGAGTGAGCCGCCAACAACGGTGGCAATGTCGTTGACGTACTTCTGCATTACGCGGCCTCGTCAATGGTGCGGCGGTGCCGCTTGGGTTTGTCGTCTTCCAGCGCGTCGAGGCGCGCGGCTAAGCGCTCCACCTGGTCGCGCAGCTGGCGGTTCTCTTCTTTTGCCAGCGCGAGCTCGCGCACAACGGGCTCGAGGTCTTTCTTCGCCTGCAATTCGGCTTTGGCCATGTCGCGCAGCACGCGGCCGTCGAGGCCAATTTCGCCCAGCGTGGTGTCTGGGCAGGCGGCCAAGTCCTCAAGGGTCGGGAACTTCGCGGCCAGCTGTTCGCGGCGGCTTTTCAGAATGCGTTCCCACGTCATGAGCGGCGTGCCTTCGCGCGGCAGCTCGCGGCCGGCGCGGTATTCGCTCAGCGCGTTTTTGAACTGCGCCACCCAGCTGTGGTCGTAACGGCCCTCGCGGGCTTCGCGGCCTTTGCGCTCGACGAAGTCGTCGGCGAAAAACTCCATCGGGTCGCCACGGTGGCCATGCGGGGTGATGCGGATGAAGGTGACGAGTTTCGGCACTTCATAGCCGGCTGCGGTCGACTGCTCGGCGTCGACGCCGTGTTCTCGCTGAACGAAATCAAAAAACGGAATGCGGTTGTCCATACGTCTCCTTAAGCGGTTGCGCTTTGTTCTGAGCGCTGTCGAGCGCCCAAAAAAAAGCGCCCTCCGAAGAGGGCGCCCCAAGGCCAACAGGCCGAATGCTTAGGTGATAGCACCCTGCGCAAACGGACGGTTGAACGTGACGTTGTTGAAGTGGTTCGTGCCGTCGTTGAACGTCTCCGTGGCAGTCACGGAGCCGGTGGCGGACGCGTTGCTGGCCAGCGTCACCGTCCGGTTGTCCGGATCAATGGCGGTGATCAGCGAGGTCGTGATGCCGGTGCCAGACACCGAGCCACCAACAAACCAACCGTCGGTGTTGGACACCCGCAGAATCGGCGAGCCGTTCTGCGTGACGGTGTTCGCCTTGGCCACGGTGGTGGAAGACGGCCGGGTTGAACGGCAGTTCACCAACTGCTTGCCAGCGGCGTTGGCCCCAGCCTGACCGGCGGCCACAATGCCGATTGCGGTGTCAGCCGCAACCGAGGCAGAGGACCACGCGACGTAAGAGCCGGAGATCACGATCCACAGGAAGTAGGTGCCGGTGGCGTTGCCGCTGGGGATGGCGTTGAGGTTGAACCCAACAGACTTGCCCAGGTTGGCCGTGTTGGCCACCAGCGTGGCGGTGTAGGAGCTCGCGACGTCGTAGGCCATCACGGCGCCGGTACGCAGCGGCGTGCCGGTGGTGAAGCTGAACTGGACGTACATGAGTTCCTGACCGCCCCAGTAGGGATCGGCCACGGAAACGACAGTGCCCAGCGCGTGGCGCTGAACGGTGTCGGGGGTGTTCCAGTTGCCAATGGCCTGAGAGCCAACCAACGGAACAATGCTTGCGGAAGTCGTCATGTCAGATCTCCTTTAGGCCTTGATCACGCCCTGCAGCGAACGATTCGACAGGGCAAGGTTGCCTTGGAAAATGATCGTGCGGACAAGCGCGTCCTGATTGATGGAGTCAACCTCCGGGAGCATGGTCATGTTGGCGTCCTGATGAACAACCAGATCCATGTACTCGGTGTTGAGGAAATAGGCGTGGGCCGCCGGGATACCGCCTGACGAATCGAAGAACACGTCAGCCGACTTGTACTTCATGGAGATCATGCCGCCCTTGCCGTTCTCGTCGCTGGTGTAGCGCTTGAGGCTGGTCTGGCTCTGCTCGTAGAAGGTGAAGTAATCGTCGGACATGACGATCAGATCCGGCATATCCGAACCACGGGTGAGGCGAATCCACAGCGGCAGCATCAGCGACTCAATCGTCGAGGCCGACGGGGTAATGGCCGAGCCGCCCTGCAGCGGGGCGGCAGCGGACTGAACCACGTTCTGCCAGAACGAATAGGTGCTGGAGTTGATGCCGCCCACCGTGCCGGTGCCCGCGTCCGCCACCAGCGCCTGCAGACCGTTGATCTGGTTGGCGGCGGTGCCGTCGCTGTACAGGTCGACGCTGAGACCGTTGGCCAGCGAGTTCTGGGCGTTTTTCACCTTGGCCTTGATGAAGTTCACGATGCGGTTTTCGCCGCTGTTCGTGCGCATTTCGAGACCGCTGATGGCGATATTCACCGCCACCTGACGCCACGGGTATTCCGCAGCGGAGAGCACGTCGACCGCGTTGATCGCCAGCACGTCGAAACCCGAATAGCGGGTGTAGGTGCTGTTGGCCGCGTACTCAAGCGGCATGGCAATGCTGAGACCGCCGTCCTCGAGGCGAACCTTGCCGCCTTCGGACAGGCGCCGAAACAGCGCGTTGTGTTTGGTGACGTTATCCGCCACGTCCTTGCGGTGCGCACGATAGGTCGTGGCCACCAGTTCCGAGAAAACGCCGAAATTACCGGCGCTAAAGCCTTGCCCTGGAGACGGCATGGTTGGTTACTCCTAAATGGGGTTAAGCGCCAGTCACTCTGCGGAGCGTGGCGCGGATCGTTTCTTCCATGGACTGCCCTGCCGGGACGTCCGTCGGGAGGGCTGGGCGGCTGCGCACATTGACGCTCGCGGCCTGCCTCGCGACTTGCGCCTTCTTCGCTGCTTCCTCGCGTGCTGCGCGGGCTTCCTGTTGGGAAACGGTGGCGCGAGTCGTGGGGTTGGCGTAGACGGCCTGCGCATAGGCATCTTGCAGGTCTTTGGCGAGGCCGGCTTGTAGAAGCGCGGCCATGTGCTCTCGGACTTGCTCGAAATGCCCATGGTTTGGATCAGCGGCGAACGCAGCGATCTCGCTGTTGAGCGAGTATTGCTCTGCCTGCTGGCCCTGAAGCTGTTGCTGCTGCAGGTAGCTCGAAAGCTGTTGCACCTGCTGCTGGAGCTGCGCGACCTGCGGGTCGACAGCCTGCGGTTCGTAACTGCCGACCTGACCGAGGTCGACGTTGTAGTACCTGGCCATCTGCTGAATCTTGGCCAGTTTTTCCTGCGGTTGGCCGTAGCGCAGCAGGTGGTCGGTCGCCATTAACTGGGTGACCGCGCCTACAGGGTCGAGCCCGGTGGTGCGCAGCGTCGCCTCGAACGGCTGAATGGCGCGCCCGAAATCCTGCTGGAACTGCGCGGCCTGCCGGTACTGCTCAATGCCCTTGTGGAAGTCGGCCTCGCGGCGCTCGACCTCGGCCTGCACTTCCGGCGGCAGCGTGCCCCATTTCTCGGCCACCTCTTTGCGCCATGTGTTGGGCGCAGGCCGCGTTTCCGGAGCCTCTGGGGCCGCCTCCGGGGCTTTGGCGAACTTGCCCTGCGCATCACGCGGCGCCACCTCTGGCGCGGCCTCCGGGGCGTCCGGGACGTCCTCGCCAATGTCCCCTGCAGGTTCCAGACCGCGCTCGCGCAGGCTTTGCAGGGTTTCGCGAATGGTGTCGTCGATCGACTTCGGGGCTTCGGCCTCGACCTCTTCGACGTCGGCGGTTGCGCCTTCGTTTTCGAGCATGCGGACTCCAGAAATGAAAAAACCCGCACAGGGCGGGCTAGAAACAAAAAAGCCCGCACGAGGCGGGCTTGGTGTAGGGCGTTTTGTGCTTAGGCCAGCGCGGCCTGAATGGCTGCCCAGGCCTGCGCTGGCGTGTTCGACTGAGCCACCTGCACCCAGCGGCTGCGGCCGGCGTAGGGCGCAATCACGCCCACGGCGTAGACGTCGGTCAGAGTGGTGCCCACCGGGATGAAGTTCTCAAAAACAACGGTTCGGGCAGTGCCGTTCGGATCGGCCTGCGCGATCAACTGCGCTTCGGTGAAAGCCATGCGTTCCTCACAATGCGCGCAGTGCGGCGCGCTTTTTCTCAGGGGAAAGGTTTGCCCACACCGCCTGCGCGGTGCGCTCGATTGCCCGATCGCGGGCCTGCTCGTCGTTGCGCCGAATGCGGGATGCTTCTTTCTGCTCCGCCTCGCGCCCCTCGTAGGGGCGGCAACCGCTGCGGCGCAGGTCTTCCCGGCGGCCGGCGCGGCCATGCACCACGCGCCCGTCGATGGGGCTTTCGTAATCGGGCAGGTCGCCCACCACATACGGCGCCGCCGTACGGTTCGCGCGGTAGTCTTGCGCCAGAATCAGTTCCCCGGTCTCCGGGTGCTGTATGTATCGCGTTCTCATAGCAGCAGCAGAATCTCCTCGTCGTCTTGTTCGAGCCATTCGTCCCAGCGGCGTGCTTGCAGCGCCTCGAGCTGTGCGGCCACGGCCTGCAGCTGCGCGACATAGGCCGACCAGTCTGGCTGCGGGGCCGGAACCGCGAGGCCTTCGACCAAGTCCGGCGCGGCGGCCTTCAGCTCAATCAGTTCGCGCGTGATGCGCTTGCGCACGGCCTTCGCCTTGCGCGTCGTCCATATCTCGACGCGCGGCACATCGTCGCCGCCCAGTTTGGTAGGCAGCGCGACCAGCGCCGCCAAGGTGTCTGCGCCGTCCAGCAGGGACGCTGTGAAATCTGTTGCGGACACCACCTCGACCGCTGCGGACAGCACGTCGGCGCCGTCCGTCGAGGCGCTCGTAAACGCCGGCACCGGGCCGGCTTGCGCCTGCAGGACGTCTGCGCCGTCGGTTACGGCGCTGGAAGCCGCCACCACGGGCGACAGTTGCGCGGCTAGAGTGTCGGCGCCCTCAACAAGCGCAGCAGTGACAGCCCATACGGCCGACTGCTGGCTTAGCAGCAGCGACATGGTTTAGTACGCGGCGGTTTCCGCGTATTCCACGGACACTTGCAGGCGAATGACGCCTGCGGCGCCCATCGCGATCCCGTTCGTGATCACAAAACCCTCGTTCTGGGCCAGCACCAGCGGATAGTCGCCCGAGTCATAACCGAGAAGGTCTTCGGTTAGCATGCTAGTGCCAACGCCGGTACTCGAGCCGCCCGCGATACCCATGCCCGCCGTTTCCAGCGTTCGAGTGCCGGCCGTCAGCGCGCCGGTGCTGGAAATGCGAATGTCAGGGGCCGACGTAATGTTGGTGAATGAATTGCGGTGCTTGTTCTGGCCGGCCGTATAAAGCGCCGTGCCGCCCGTATCGCTGGCCGTGAACGAGTTGGCGCGCAGCAGCTGGTAATCCAGGCCTTGGGCCGCTGTGAACGCCGTGGTCGTGACAAACCTAATCGACAGCCGGCGCACCAGTATTAAATTGCTGCCGGTATTCCGAAACGAAAAAACAGGGCCGTTGGCCGCCACACCCGTCAGCGCGCCAGACGCGCCGCTGACCGAGTAGTAGCCAATGACTTCCGCTGGCCGCAGCGATACGCGCGCCGCACGAAACGTGGCGTCAACCTCCTGCGTCGTTCCGCCGTTGCCCTGAACCTGTATTGCCATTTAGTTCCACACCCATGCGACCGTCCACGAGCCATAGGCTCGAGGACTGTCGGTTTTGCCGCGCCGCGAATCGGTTGGGGCTTTTGCGTCGGTCTGCGGTTTGACCGACGCGTAAATCGTGAAGCCCGTGCCCGCCACAATGTTGCCTGCCACCACCTGCGGGCCGTCGACCCAGTGTTCGTCGACGCTGTGGTCCGCCGTGGCGGTCGGAAATACCCAGGCCTCGACCAAACTGGTCGCCAGAATGCTGCCCTGCCCCGTCACCGCAACGCTGGTGTCGGTCGCGCCCGGAAACGTGCCGAAATTTACGGTTGTCGTGCCCTGCGCCACGTCAGGCCCCGAACGCCGTCACCAACAAGCTGGTGAAGTTGCAGGCTTGCGTGGCGTTGATGCTGGTGTTCGTCACGATCATGTCTGTGCCGGACGTGCCCACCGTACCCTGCACGACTGCATTCGTGCTGGTGTCGGCAGACGGATAAATGCGGAAGTAACCCGCCGTCCCCGTGCCGGACGCCGTCACGCTGGCGACTGCTGCCGCTGTCAACACGCCGCCCACGGCCGAACCAAAGCCGCCCGCATTCCCTACAAAGGTCACCAGCAGCGTGCCGGTGTCCGCCGTTGCGCAGTCGGCGGGAATGCTGCCCGTCCAAATCTTGATCTTGCAGCTGGCACCAATGTCGGTGGCCAGCTGCGTCATGGAGTTGGTGCGGTGAGTGGTGCTGTACTTAATGGCCATTAGGTCAGCCCTACGGCGCGGCCGTCAGGGCCTCGCACGATCGTCTTGGGGCGCGCCATGGCGGCCACCAGTTGCTGAATACCAGCCAGCGTCTCGCGGTGCATATCGAGCAACGGATCGCCCACCGCGTCGACCACGTTGTCGGCGGCGGCTGCCCCAACCTCGGGGGCGACCACTTGCTGTGCGCTGAGTTGCGCCACCAGAATGCGGGTGCTGGCCTCGAGCTCGGCCTTCCACTTCTCAAACTCCATGCGCTGCAGGTCGTTCGTCTGCTGCAATTCCAGCTTGCGGGCCTCGACTTCGGCGGCCAGCTGCTGCTTTTGCATCTCGCGCTCGGCCTGCATCTGGTTTTCCTGCGCCGACTGCTCGGCCTGCGCCTGCTGCTTGCCACGCTCGGCCTCGACCTGCAGCTGCGCCTTCATCTGCTCGAGCTGTGCGGTGGCCTGCAGTTCGGCGGCGTGCTGCTGGGCCTGCATCTGCAGTTTCTGCGCTTCGGTGTTGTCCTGGCTGGGCGGCGGCGGCGCCTGCATCTTGGTTAGCGCGTCCTCGACGGCCGAGCCCATTCGCGCCCGGCGCACAGCGGCCATCACCAGTTCCCGTACTGCCTCGATCGGCATCACGCCGGCCTGCACAATGGGCGCGAGGCCCTGCATGAGTTGCGTCACGCCCTGCATCAACTGGCTGATGCCGGTTATGTCCTCGTCCTGCGACGCCGACAGCGTGGAGTCGGTTTCAATGTCGATGTGGTAAGTGCGCGCGGCGTCGTTGCGCATCGTGTCGATGCAGGTTTCCCACGTCACCACCTGCGGCGGCTGCGGGGGCGCCGGCGGCGGCTGGCCCTGCTGCGCGGCCTGCATGGCGGCCTGCTGCCACTGCTGGAGTTGCTGCTGCAGCTCGGCCCTCACCTCCGCGTCGTGCGGCATGTTGACCAGCGTCATTTTCTCCAGCGTCTCGGGCTGGAACTTTTCGCTGATGATCTCAGCCTTGATTCGCACAATGTCGCGAATGTAGCGCTGAACCTCGCGCTGCAGGCGCTGTAGGCGCTGCGTGCCCCACTGCGTCTTGATCTTCTGCGCGCCGAAAGTCTCGGCCGGATCGCTCGAGGCCCGCATGATGTCGGCAATCCCGGTGATCTCGTAGATCACCTGCTTCGTCGCCTCGCGCTGCGCGTACAGCTCTCTCAGCACCATGGCTGCCGTTTCCATGGGCAGCATCCAGATGGCCTTCTCCAGCCCGCCGCGCTCGAGCAGCGCAGTGACGTTGGCCGCCGGCACCAGCTCGTTATCCCCGGCCTTCATGAGCTCGCCAAGCTCGGTCAGCGTGGCGTCGTAAATGCCGCGAACCCTCAAGGCCTCGACAATGCCGTTGATCCGGCGCGAAATCTTGTTGAGCTCTTTCGCCTGCTGCTCGTACTGGCTGAACAGGGCCGCCGGCACCAACGTGTCGTGCTGCTCAATGGCGTACAGCGGGCGCGGGCACGGGAAGAAGCCCTGCAGCTTCAGCGGATCGGCCTGCGTCTTCACAGGCTTTGGGTAGCCGGTCGCGATCCACACCACCTGCTGTTCGTCCTTGTCCCAGATCTCCCAGACCTCGGCGGTTTTGAACAGCATTTCCATGTCGGCCTGCGCCTTCACGTCTTCGTCGGCCACGGAGTCAAGCGGGACCGCGTTGCCGATCTCGTTGCCGAACTTTTCGATCAGGTCTTCGCGGTTCAGGTGGTGCCGAAACGCCACCCAGCACACGTCGTCCCAGCAGCGGGCGGCGCTCAGGCGGAAGTCGTCCCACTGCACGCGCTCGACGACGACCTGCTCCCAGTCGATCTCCTCGTAAGCGCCCTCCTGGGCTTCATGCGTCGGCTCTTCGTTCTCCTCGAGGTGCGTGTCTGCGGTCACGCCCACCTGCCGGAGGCTGGGAACGTATCTCACGCGAGACACCGCGCGGCCCGGAAGCAACATGGCCAGCACGTCGCCCTTCAGCACGGAGTCGAAATCATAGGCGTCTTGGCAGAACTCCAGCGCGCGTGTCAGCACGTCGCTGACCGCCTTGCCCAACGGGTCTTCGTCGTTGTAACGACGGCGAACCTTCGGCTGCGGCAGGCTGTTGTAGCAGGCCTGGCGCAGGGTTTCGGTGTTCGTCCACAGAATGTTGAAGCTCGACGCCATCGGGTTGTCCGGCGTGTACAGCTTGCAAATGTCGCGCGCCTTTTTGCGCCAAGCCTCCTCGCGCTTGGAAGCCAGCTTGAGCTCGAGCTTCCAGCGGCGCGCCACCGCCTGCGGCGACGTGCCGAGGTCGGTGACTTTTTCGAGGCTGGCGGCGTCCATTAGGCGGGAATGGCAGCCGGGTCGCGAACTGGGTAATAGGCAATGTTCGACAGTTGCAAATTCACCGTGCCGGCACCGGACGAAATGATTTCAATGTAAATCTGGTTGTCGGTTGATGTGCCCAAAGACGCCGGCACAAAAAACGGCGCAGTAACCACCTCGTAGGTGTCGGTGGTGTCTAGCGGAATTGTGGTGGTGTTGTTGCCTGCGGCCATGGCCGTAACGTTATATGTCGCAGCGCCCGAAAAGGTCGGCTGAATTCGCAGAACAACATTGGCCAGCACTGTATTCAGCGCAGATCTGCCAGTCACGGTCATTCTGGCTTGATACCAACTACCGGGACGCGCAAGCAGCGGCGCGTTTTGGTAACAGGTGACCGTTCCAACGCCCGTAAATGCAATCCCTAAATCCCAACCAAACCCGGCGACAGAATCTACGCCAGTTGGTTTGACAACAATCGTGCTGTTGCCGGCTGTTGTGCAAGACGCCAAGGTAACGTTGGTGGCGGATAGCAAAATCCAGCTCGCGGGAACCGTCGTCGTAGCGCCCGCGAACGCTGCGGTATTTGTGCCGCCGGTGCCTTGCATCAAGCCATTAGCCGCAAGGTTAACTGCCGCCGGCCCAAGCGATTGCCACGTTACCGTACCATCAACAATGCTAGACCCATCCCCAGCTGGGCCACCGCTGCTGGCGGATGTTCCTGCCACCGTACACTGGTAAATCGTGTAATTGTTCATACGCACCGTACCAACGGTGTACGAAGTGCTGGCCGCCCATGACGTCACCGCGTTGGTGTTGTCGTCGAGGTAGCTCATCGGCTTCCACAAGTTCCGGGTGGCGGTGTCCCAACCGAGGCGAGAGTCCCACGCGGTTTCCTGTTTGGCGATGCGGAAATTTGCAAATGTGGAAAGGTGGTTGTTCGCTGACGCTGGCTGATAATTTGCCACCATCAGGCCGTTGGCGTCCGAACCATCGACAGATAAGCCGAACAAATCAAAAAACCGCAGTCGATACGGGCGGCGGGTTTGCAAGAACTTGCGGCGCAAATAACCCACTGCGCGGGTGAAATTGGCGGTGTTCGTGGTGCCTGTTGCGCCGCCAATCGGAATGGCGATGTAAACCGTGCCGCTTGAATACAAAGCGTCGGCAATCGCCATGATGTTCCTGTATTCGGTTTCTGCTGCCGCGATGGCGGTTGCCAGCGTCGCTTGCTGAAACATGCTGGAATTTGTCCCCAGCGAAATGACCACGTTCGCATAGGTGCTTTTTGGGGCTTGCGCTTGCAGCTTGGGCAGCGCCGCCAAATGTTGAGTGCTGCTGGTGCCAGTGGCTGTGAAATTGTGCGTAAACACAAACGGCGCGCCGTTCCAGCCATTGATGCTGTGCAGAAACGTGCTGTCCCGCTGGCTATGCCACGGAATGGCCATCCACGAGCGCCCAGACGTATAGGTTCCGTTTGCCATGGTAATGCCGTTGACCACTGCGGAAACAGTGATGGTAGTGTTCGACGGGACGGTCAGCGCAGTGCATTCAACGTACGACAGCGTGCAAGTGTCCAAAGTCGCGGCGTTGGCGGTGTCGATCAGCGTGAATTTATTGCCAAGCGTAATGCTGTGATTCCCGCTCCACGTTAGGCTGGCAACGCCGTCAGACACAGAGAACCCCGTTAAATTCCCGCTGTTGTTCGTCCAGCCCATTTGCAAATGGCTGTCGCCAATCAAAAGCGTTCGCGGGTCGTAGGTGTTGCCCCCAATCGGCGCGGTGTACAACGCCCCGTCCGAACGCAGCGCAAGCCCGCCAGAATACGTCGCGGTCGACGGTACGCCACCAGACGCGTCCACCGTCAGTGCGGCGCCCTGCATGGTTGTGTTAATGACTGGCATCACGCGTCCTCAAGTCGTCGGCGGGTTTGGCGCCGAATCATTTCGTTGATCGTCAAATCTTGCTGGAACCGTGGCGCAGCTGGTGCGCGCGGTTTCATTTCTTCGCGCCACACTAAACACGCGTAACGGAACGCGTCCGCGTAGTGGCTCGTCCAGTCGTGGCGCGGTCGGTCGCGGAAGCACTTTTTGTCTTCGTCGAACTCTCGCTGGTACTGCTTCAGCGCGTCGAGGCCTTCACGGCAGCGCTCGTCGAAGTAGGCGTCGGCCAGCGTTAGGCGCGCGGCCTGAATGCCGTCGACGAGTCCCAATTCGGGAACAATGCGCGGCTTCCAGCCCAAGGCTCGAAACTGCTCTTCAATGCTTCGGCCTGTTTGCAGCGACTTCGCCCTGGCGTCGTGCGGCAGCCACAGCCACTCGCCGTATTTCCATTCGCGCTGTTTCAGCACATCGTGGTAATGCGAAATCGACATGCCGTTCGACGAATAGCAGTCGACAAGGCGCAGCTCGTCGCGCACCTGAAACCACCAAATGGCGGTGTCGTCGCTGTAGCCCAAGTCGAACACCGCATGCACGGGCAGCGCCGGGTCGTACAGGTCGCGCTTCATGCGGCCCGACTGCTCGAGCTCGTAGAGCTCCTTGCCGAATATGGCGCCCGGCAGCGCCGCGTCGAAGTCGCACTCCATTTCTTGCCGCCACGCGTCGTCAGTCAGTTCGGCGCGCAGGGCCTCGAGCTCGGCAGCGGGCAGCAGGCCGGACTCGCTGGCCTTGATAGTCGCGACGTACCAGTCGTCGCTGGCCTGCGCGTCGCGGTAAGTCTCCCAGAATGCGTTCCTGCCCTTTGGCGTGCCAATCACAATGGCCCAGCCGCTTTTGTCGGCCAGCGCCGGGCGAATGACGTAGCCCCACACGCTGGGCTTCCAGTCGCCGTATTCGTCGGCCACCAGTCCGTCGAAACCAAGGCCGCGCAATGCGTCCGCATTGTCTGCGCCAAACAGCTGAATGCGGGCGCCGTTCGCGAAATCGACGCGCAGCTCGGCCTCGTTCACCTTCAAATTCGGCAGCGGGCGGCTGAAGGTCTTCAGGTAATCCCACGCGACCGCTTTAGCCTGGCGAAAGAACGGCGCCACATAGGCAAACCGCGCGCCCGGCTTGGCGGTAACCGCACACTTAATCAATTCGTTAATGCACGCGACCGTTTTGCCTGCGCGTCGATGCGCCACCACCACGGCCCACCGCTGCCTGCGGTTGTGCAGGCCGAGAAACGCGCGGCGTGGGCTGTAGGGGATCGTTACGACTCGCTGGGCGGCAGCCATGTCACAGCCAGCGGCCCGCCGCTGTCGCCGGTGACCTGCAGCGGGAGCACTTTCCCGACGAGTGTCATAAAGGCGGCCGGGTTTTCATCGGCCTGACGGGCCAAATAGTCGGCGCCGCCCTTTTGTGCGAGGGCCTCGAGGATCATGTCCTTCACGGCCTGCGTGCTTTTGTTGGGCGTGCCCTTTTGCCGCCCACCGCGCCGCTCTCCGGGCGCGCTACCTTTTCCTGCCATTGCTGATCATTGCTTGTTCTGCAATGCCTCCATGCCGGGGTTGCCCAGCCCAGAAACAAAAAAGGCCTGTCTTTTCTGACAAGCCTTGTGCTTGGGGCATAGCTTCGCCCCGACGCCGAATTTATTCAGGTCGAAAATTTTTGCAAGCGCTTTCTGCAAGCCATTCGGCGGCCTCGTCGAGCAGCGCGTAGAAGCGCTGGCGGCTAAGCCCGAAACGCCGCGCGCTCATCACCGGCGCCTCGCGGGCAATGTAGAAGGCCAGGACGCAACGCCGGTTTGCAAGCGGCAATCGGCGCACGAAGGCTTCGACAAAGTCGGCGTCGTCTTCGTCGACTGCGGGGCGGGACTCGTCGGGCTCGATGCCTTCCCATGTGTCTCCAGCGTCAGCCCGGTACATTCGCGCGAAGGCGCAGGCCTTGGGGTAGCCGGTCTTGCTGCTGTGGGCCAGCGACCAGTTGGCCCAGTTTTCAAAGCGCTCTTGGCCGCGCTCTATTTTTGCACTGGACATGCGGCTGCCTTGTCCAACGCATACCGGGCCTCGATCAAATGCTCGCGCGCTTTGTTGAGCCATGCCCGCTTTCTCTCCGAGTTGTTGGTGTCGACCGACTTTTCCGCGACGTCCATCGAGACCTCGAGCAACATCCCCTGCCAGTCAAGCTCATCCATTGGCCGCCTCCAGACGCTTTTGCTGTTGGTGAGTCAAACAGGCCGACATGGCCTGCGCTGGTGTGTCGTGCATGCTCAGGTTCTGCGGCGCGCTCATGAGACCGGGGCCCCAGTGCGCAATAGCCGCGGCCCATTTGTTACCCCGGCGCCAGACTTGGTAACGGCTGCGCGGCTTGTCGATTGCTTCCAGCCATTTCGTGCCGTGCTTTTCCCAGCGAATCATTTCGACACCTCGAACCCAATCAGCAGCGCGAGGTAGTGCTGGGCCTTGCGCAGGTCTTCAATACCGCCCTTGTCGCGCCAGCGTGTGACGTACTTCACGACGTTGCCCTCGAAGAACCCAAGGTCGTTGCGGTAGATGTATTCCGCCGGCTGGATGGCCAGCTTCTTGTAGTGGTCGCCGCCCACCTGTTCGTTTAGTGCGCTCATGCGTCGCCCAGGGCTTGGCGCCAGCCGGTGTCCAGCGTGGTGATTTGCACCTCGAGCTGCCCGCCGGCGACGCGCTCGGCGCGGTAAATGCTCAGGCTTTCGATCAAATTGTCGTTCTCAATCACGCCGGAGGCCTCGAGGCAGTCCAATACGCTCTTCAGCAGGTTGTCTAAATCGCGCTTGCGTCGATCGGGAGGAAACGCCGCAATCCGGACCTCAAGCGGAACTGCCAAGGCTTTGCGTGCGCGAGCCTGAGCGACTACAGCGTCCACCGCTTTGCGGTAGGCCCTGCCCGCTTCGCTTAGTAACGTCCGGCCGGCCAGCGGGCCTCTCGAGACGTGCCGGTAGTAGGTGTTAGCCGACGGCGGCCATGGCAGTGTCAACCGCATTTCAGCACCCCGGCGTCGAACAGGCGTTTCTGCGTTTTGAAAATGGCGACCATGAACCGCACTGCACGCTCCTCGTTGTTGCCGCCCGAATAACCGTCGAGGTCGGTGTGGCAGCGGTGGCACAGATGCGCAGCGCAGAAGTCCCACGCTTTCTGCCCCATGCCTTTGCCAAGGGCGCTGCTGTACAGCCCGGAGTAGTGAGCCGCCACCACCGTGCCGTCGTCGTTACCGCACAGGGCGCACGACTGGCCCCGAGCCGCGTCAAGCAACTTTCGCGACTGCATGTTCTGCGTCCCAGCATTCAACGAACTCGATCAGCTCCGCCATTTCCTTTTTGCCCATGCGGCTGCTGCGCCGATAAATCACGTCGAACCCTTGCCCGTCGAGGGCCGGCATGAACCTGGCGGGCGCGCCGCTGGCCCGCACGAACGCGGCAATGAACAGGCGCTTCCAGTCCTCGAGGGCAAGGCGCTGGCCGGCCCACACATGGCGGCGGGCAATGTCGGCCAGCAGCGCGTGCAGCTTCGCGTTTTGCGAGTTGTTGCGGGTTTCGAGAATCGCGCCACAGTCGGGACAGCATTCAACGCTCACCGCACAGCTCCCGCTTTTTCGCCATGGCTGCCGCCGCATTCGCGAACCCACCGTGGGCCGACCGGCCGTGTCTCGTTTTTCGCCAGAGCAAGTAAATAAACCTGCCAGTCCAGCGCTCGCCGTCTTGATACTCGAACCTCTCGATTTCCCACGGCCCAGCGGTCATGAGCCATGGCTTTGTCCTCTCCCAACCATCAGAAACAGTTTCTGCAGTTCGCGGCGCGCTGTTTCCTGCGAGCTCTTCGGCGCCGGCAGCTGCGGCAGCGCGCGGTACATGCCCTCGTTTTCGCGCTTGCGGGGTTTGGCCATTGCCATGAACTCGGGAAGGCTCGGGGGCCATGCGTGTCCGTTCGCCAAGCATCCGCGTATCCCTTCGCGCAGCTCGTCAGCCGACAAGCCGGAAATTGCCTTCGACCACAACGCCGTCGGCTTGTCGCCCTGCTGGCTTGTCCACTTGTGGCCATACATCTCCGCCATCCGGGTCCAGAACGCCAACACCGTTCTCCCACTCTCGGCAGGCGGCCTTGACTCGGTCGACGGCCGATAGGCGGCCACTGCTTCTCCTGCTGTCTTCACTCGCCCTCCTCACCCAGTTTCGCCATGTGGCCGGCCAGCTGGCCTTGCGGCCCTTTTGTCCAGGGGCCGCCAGCCAGTAGTCCCGGAACTTTTCAAACTCGCACGCCCTTCGCGGGCCAAGCACCTGCCCTGCCCATTCCCAGTCGTCGACCGGCGGTTCCCAGTTGGCGGGTAAGCGCGAAGCGCGCACCTCTCCCTCTTTGGTTCCTTGATGGTTCAATGACGGATCGGGTGCAGATTCTGCGGGGCTGCCCCGCAGATTCTGCGGGGGTGGGGTGCAGATTCTGCGGGGCTGGGGCGCAGATTCTGCGGGGGTGTCCGCCGCCTCAACCGGGGCCTGTTCGACCTGAATTCGGTACACCGTCGACCGCCCGCGGCCGTCCTGGCGACTCACCGCGCCGGCCTGTTCCAAGGCTTTCAAGTGGCCCTGAACCGCGCGCTCGCTGAACCCGGTGCGTTCGCACAGCGTGGCCACCGCCGGCCAGCACAGGCCGTCTTCGTTCGCGAAATCGGCCAAGGCCATGAGCACGAACTTCGGGCCGGGCGGCAGCTGCAGGGACCAGCAGGCAGAGGAAATGGCAACGCTCATGCAACCTCTTGCGTCAATTTCGTAGCGTCACTGCGATTCCCTCGACTTATTCAAAAAAAACCCCGCGCGGTAACGGGAGTGGAAACCCGCGCGGGGTGCCCGAGGGCCAAAAGCGGCGAACAGAGGGAGGTATGTGCGCCGGTCATGCAAAAACGTCTGGCCGCAGGTCGGCGGCCTTCACGGCGCCGTCGGTTGCGCGCTCGATTTGCCGCGCGGTCTCCGCAG